CAGGAACTAAAACAGCAGGCCATTGGTTAAATTGGCGAGCGTCTTTAAATGAAATAAGTAAAGGTGTTTGACCATTTGGAGAACCAAAGTTTTGCTTATAGTTCTCTGGATTGATGAACGAAGTCTCTAATCCTTTTACTACAGTGGTTCCAATTGGGTTGTAGCCAACAATTAAACCAGTTTCGTAGCACAAAAAACATGATAACTCGCCCGAACTATCAAACGATTGAAGGCGTACGTTTAAATCAAGTCCAGAGTCATAATAGACTTTTAGTCCCATGATTCCGTCGCGTGTCTTCATTTTTCTCCACGGGGTGTCATCGTATTGCGCCTCAGTGTCTGACGCTTCTGCATTAGCCAATAATGGCAAAACAAATACGTTTTTATTGTAAATGCCAGCTTCCCAGTTAGCCAAAGCATTCGCCAAAGCATAGGTCGAGAATGAAAAAGCCTTTTTTACAAAAAGTAATTGTTTGATAAGACCAGGGTCTTGATTGCATCCCGTAACAGGATTGCGAAATTCTTTTGCACAACTCATAATTTATAGTTTTAGCACGTTTTAATTCTAATTTTTAATTCTAAATTCTCAATTTTAATAGCATCAAGGCATTTATTCGCCAACATCTCATCACCAGAAACAAAAGGAATGTCCGTCTTTTTATGAGGCGGCCACGCTTTGTAATCATAACTAATCTCTTTACTCTTATCTAAAGCGTCCATTAAAGCCTCATAGATAGGGTAAAGTTTAGGCTTGAATACCGTTTCGTGACGTTGATTTGAGCGAATATCCTGCTTTGATGTAGTGGCGATATAGATAGTTAATGATACATCCACCACCTTTGCATCAGGGTTTGGATTTTCGGTTATATTCTCGACTAAATAAACCAAAGGGAAAACAACGTTATTGCCTTTCATCATTGAGGCCAAAGCACTTGAAAGCTCAGGCACTCGACTATGATAATAAAAAACATCAGGTATCGTTTTCTTTACCTCAGCAACTACATTGCTAATAACATCTACAACTGAAATAGCCTTAAATCCCATATTCGTTGATTGTGTGAGTTAAATTGCATACGTCCGCATGAGAACTTGGAGCCTCAACATAAGCCAGCACGCTAGGGTAATTTTCGATGTCAGATTGAATATACTGGTAACATTTTATGTTATTTTCTACCATCTGATTCCAAACCTCGACTAATCGTGGTGCTGAGCTTGTATGTTTTGATGTAGCCTCAACGCCTTGTAATACGTCCCCATTCTCAGTTGCATTAGTAGCGTTTTCTTTGCGCCAATATCTGTACACATAATGAACAATAGATAGCTTAATGCCTTTGAATTTTTGCAGCAAATTGCATGTATCTGTAAACTCTTCGCCTTGAATAATGGCGTCGTAAATAGGGTTTGCGATGGCTGCAATATCATCAACATAAGCCAACAAATCTCGGGCAAACTCATAGCCAAACAGCTCATCCAAAAAACGTGGCTCGTATTTGTCTATGCAAACTTGCAGGCGCTCAGATGTCATTCCATCGTCGTTGGAAAACTCAATGCCTATCAAGTCGTTTAATTCGAAATCTGTTTCAGTAATTATGCTCATTGGGGGTTATTATTAGAGTTCTTTGTCGCCGTCTTGAACTTTTTGGCTTTCCAAATCAGTTAACATCGGAGCGCTTGAATCGCGCTTAACGATATTCTTTTCGTAATCACCAATCAACCCTTTTGCCTTTAAAATAGCAGCCAAAGAAGGGTGAACCTTATCTTTGTCGCCTTTTTTGTAATGGCTGCCATCTTTGATGATCTCGATTTTAACTAAATCAAAATGGCTGTTGCCCTTATAGTCTGCCTGACTTTTTACAATTTCAGATTTTGTTGCTTTTTTTTCTTCTGACATTTCAATAGTTTTTATGTGATTAAATTTCCCCCAACTGTTTAGCTGGGGGATTTATTAAACTTAAATTACGGAGCAGGAACAACCTCAATAGCTGTTTTTACAGCCGCGAATGTAGTTTTAATGAAAGCTGTTTTTTCGTTCTCGTAAATCCAAAGGTGGTAACGAGACTCTCCAATTAAGGTGTACATGTTACTTTCAAAATCAGATACGATATTAGCAGCTGTGGCGCTACCTTGAATACCTTGACCGATTCTTACGGTAAATGTTTTGTAGTTTTCGAAGTGCAGCTTTTTCCAGTCTCCAACAATGAAAGTACCAGCAGGAACCGAAACGCCATCGGCAACCTCAATAATACGAACTCCCGAAATTGTAGAGCCATCAGGCGTCACAAATGGAGGGAACACGTATTGATTAGTTGTATCCTTAGTTGCACCCATCGCATAAATATCACTTGATGCAACTAGTACGCCACTAGGGATGTGCTTCCCCTTAGATGCTATTTTGATTGCATAAATAGCGGCTCTAATGGCATCGTAATTTGATGGGTTTGTAGTTGTCGCGGCTAAATCACCAGCCACGAAAGCAGGAGCAAAAGCAGAAACAACTGTAAAGATGTCACCTTGAATACCAATTGCATGTTGGTAGGCTAATTCATTTCGAATAGCTGACATGATGAATGGAATATCATCTAAAGCCTCCTCCGAAATCTTGGTTCTACCAGCCATTTTACGAGCCTGAGAGTAGCGTATAACATAAGAGATAGAAATAAGAGGTTTTAAAGCTCCTTCTGCTGTAATTGCCATTGTTCCCTCGGTCGGCGATTTGTCAACATATTGGATGGTAGCCTTACCAGTACTTCCGCTTGAAAGGAATTGCAATATATACTCCTGCGCCCTGATATCTTCTGCGTACGCGCTAATATCTTGAGCTACATAGCTCACAGGAACGGCACTCGAAAGCGAAACGGCGCCAGTAGCCATGTTGATAGGTGATTTGATGGTCAATTCAACCTCAAAGCCATTTTTACCAGCAGCATCAGATTTAGCTTTAATAGTAGGCAATAGGGTTTTTAGTCCATCTTCGATTGCAACCATTAAATCAAAACCATTCTTGCCTACAGCGTTAGGGTTTTCTTTGATAATTCGCAAATCTTCTTTGAACTCGTCGAATTGCTCTTTAGTGATTCCAAGCCCTTTTTTCATCACTTCAATTTGAGAAGTAATTTCGGTCTTTTGCGCCTCGGTTAGTTCGTTTTTGAGAGTCTTTTTGGCTTCGTCGATCGCCTTAGTTAGCAATTCAGCTTCATGCTCTCTTTTGGCGGTGGCATAAGTATCTCGTTCCGCCGCACTCATTGCCTCCAATTGGGCATCTGTTTTGTAAGTAAACATAATTTTCAGTGTTAATTAATAAATGCTTTTCTTTTAACTGTTTGAGTGTCTATTGACGGCTCGTTTTTTGAAGTGCCAGCGGCGGCTTCTTTATCGAATTTAGACATTAAAACTTTAACGTCGATCATTTCGGTATAAACTTTTAAACTTCCCGAAACAGAATCTGTAATTACGTAATCATATTCCATTTCGTGCTCTTGCAATAATAAATCGTATTTATTTTCACTTAGCGACTTTTTCCATAAATTAGGAATATGAACATCTTTATGACTATCTAACACATTGCTTGGAGAGATAGCACACTTTACTTTGATGGTGCTTTCGTCTATGATCTCTATAGATAAAACAGGAGTAAGGAAGTTAGAACCCTTAACCACCGCTGAACCCTCAATGTTTTTAGCCTCAACTATCGCCCAGAAATATTCACCTACATCATCTTTGTTTAAAATTTGGTCATAGTACTTATCGAAATTATCTTTGTTTTGCGAATACTCTGAATCTGAATTATTGTAGCAAAAAAGCATCTTAACGTAACGCATCCCGACTGAATGGTTTAATACCCACCCATTAAGATAGTTTTTAAACATCTTTTCATTGCGCTCTTTTTTGACAACAGCCTCATAAACTAATACCTCTAGTTTCTGAATGCCTGCATTGAAAGCCTTTTGGACTGAATCAAAAGCAACATTCGAGAAGTCAGATTTTTGTATTTCGGACTTCTTTTTACAGATGGCTAAATCTTTATCAGCTAATATCTCCTCTAGTGTCATTTTGTTACGGTTTTATCAATTTCATTCAATTTCTTTTCTAACACTTTTTTGATATCGGGATTAGTTTCCTTTATTATTTGTGTTTTGAGTTGTTCTTTGAGCTGATTCATAGTCTAGTTCTGTAAATTCAGTATCTAACATTGTATTTATTTCATCTAACTTAACGCCTGCCCTCATTAGGTTCAACAATGATTCAGTTTGAATCTTAAGAGTTTCGGCTCTCTCTTTGGCAAAAACTTGCATGAATGGCAAATGCTCCCAATCAATTACGATAGATTTACCCAAAACATCGTATCCGAAAAAAGCTGAATGACCCTCAAAGAATAGCTTTCCTTTTGGCTGTAAGCAATATGATACAAAAGCCCCACGCGCCTTTTCTTGGTTCTCATATGTGCCAGAATTAAACGCTTCTAATACATCTTTAGGGATACCATAAGCGCTACCTATCAAAAAGTATTGGTTAAGGTTTATTTCATCTAATTTCAAGGCTGCAATATTTTCAACAAACCTCTTAATGTCAATCATTGACTTAACAGCGTGTACCGATTTTCGTCCATTTACGCGCTCTTCTATGCTTTGTTTTTCTGTTGCACTCATTGGCATTTTAGAGACATCGTCTGGGTCTGATTTGCCAGCAACCAAGAATTTACCACTATAACGAATATTAATATTCAAGGCATCCATCGAAGCCTCTGAATTTGATATTATCTTATAAAGAGAATCTATTCTACTCGCACCACGGAACCAATTACCTGCTCCATTCGTAAGGTCTGGCATGTGAATTATGTTTCCCCACTTTAAGTCAGTAGCTGATCCGTCCGCATAGATGTACTTAATTGAAAAGTTATCTATTTGGGTTTTTACTGATTTGGATAAAACTATCTTATCCCTATATTTTAGCATCTCAATAGGGAACTCTATTTTGTTGCTTTCTAGTATGTAGAGATTATTATCAGGTGATACTAATTTTGATTCGCAATAGTTGTATGTGTTGCCTATCATATTCCAGAACATAACATCCCAAAGGAATTGAGATTTTTTCTGAAATGGGTTGGGCTTTTTTATCATATCCAAAAAAGGATCATTCTCAATAATTTCTCCATCTTGGTAGACGTAAATCTCTCCAAGAGAAAATAAATCACATTGAAGCGCTATAACCTTAAGAAGGGCAGGGTTAGAGAAAACGGCGTTTAGTTTTTGAAAGTCACTTGATACGTTCCCATATTCTGCGATCCCATCTATCTGCCTATTTACAGACGAAATAATTTCATCAATCGTACCAATTCCTAATATATTTTTAAACCAGCCCATTAAAATAAAAGTAAAAAAAGGCTATACGAATAAGCCCGCATAACCTTGTTGTTTAGCAATAAATTTACAATATAGCATGTTTTTTGCATACATTATTTTTTACAAATATAATTATTTATGGCTATATTTACGCAAAAAATTAATAACTAATACAAAAACAATGAGAAAATTGATTTTAATGTTGGCTTTAATGCTGACAATTGGGGTGCAGGCTCAGGTTACGGGGCCAACTATTACTTATGCTGCCGTTGGTAATTTGCTATCAACGGAAACGCACGCGGCAATTGATACTATTACTGATACAACTGTTAAATATCAGTACTGTATCGTAAATGGCTCTAATGTGCATTTAACGTTACAGTCTACTATTACTACCGTTTCGGGAACTGTAGCGGGGACGGTAAAACCACAGGGGTCTATCGATGGGGTTTTATACACCGATATTGCTGGGATAACTGCGTTTACTTTAACTAATGTTGCCACGCAATCATGCAGCTTCGTTATTGCGCCGTCAAGTTATAGGTTTTATCGAATAACCGTTACGCCGTCTGGTACTCAAAGCAGTAGGATAGCAACAAAGGCCTTAGTCAGAAAATACAATTAAGAGCGAATTAAAAATAGAAAGCCCCTAGTTAAAGGGGCTTTTTTATGCCTTTTCGTAATGCCTACGTAAATACCTTATGGGATCCATTAAATCATCATTCTCTTTTAACACCTCATCATCTACCACCCCCATTCTATCGGCTCTATATTGGTATGTTTGATGTTCGTGTTCAATTCCATCCGAGCAATCAGTATAAAAAACGTTGGTTGATTGTAGTAGCGATATCCCTGCCATGACCGACCCTTTAGGCTTATCTATACCATAGGCATACTCCCAACCATGATCGCGCAAAAGCCTTATATTGTCGGGAACTGCTGAATCGCAAACTATTATAGAGTCTTTGGGGATATTTAATTTCTTAATAGTATGTATTATTATGCCTCCGTTTTCTTTATTGTTAATTAGCGCTTTATCGTATTCTGTTAGCTCAGAAATCAATTTATTTTCACTCTTATAATTCAATTCATGGACATAAAGATTATTATAATATCTATCGAATTTGCCCTCTATTATTCCGAAACCGTGGTTTTTACCCCAGTCAATAGCGTATGTTTTTGGGGTACTCAATTCTGCGTACTCACTAAATGGCATTGATTTAAAGTGCGTAAATATTCTACCCTCAACACTTCCCACCTCTCCAAGTCCGTACACCCTCCAAATGTTCGCCCAATATTCATTTATAATAACTCCTTCATCTGAATATCCTTTAGCGTAATATTCGAGTATACTATCGCACTCCTCTTTGCTTAAAAATTCGTTATCCTTAAATGTTAGATTCAAAAAATTATTATCATTAATCAAGTCGTGCCCCCAAAATCTCTTGTCAGGGTTGAAGTCGATTATATTTAATTTACATCTCGAACCCACCTGCCTATATGCTTCAAGTTTTAATTTATTGGCCTCATTAAAATAGACCACGTCGCGCCTCATGCCTTTACCAACATCATGCGTATCAAGGCCAAGAAATTCAATAAATGTGCCATTTTTAAAGGTAAATGTGTTTTCGGACATATTCCACCTTCCCATGCTCATCATATTCCAATCGTTCATTATATCTAAAAAATCCTTAACAACAGTTTTTTTCATTTTCGATAATTCAGCGGATATTATAGATATTTTCTTTTTATCGTTCCTGTGGGCGAAATCAATAATAAGCATTAAGACGGATATGGTTTTACCAGCTCCCTGCCCACCTGAAATAACAAAAACCCTATTAATATTGCGTAATAGGGTTTTGATTTTATATAGTGCTGTTGTTGGCTTAAATTTGAACATTGTTGTCGAGTGGGTTGTCGCCAAAAATAGGGGTGCGATTTATTTTATCGCCACCCGTTGTTAAATCAATCTTATCTCCATACTTTTTAGGGTTCAACTTTGATGCTGCCCATTTGCGCGCGTCAACTCTTAACCTGCTACGAGCTATAACATTGTGATTGGTTTGCTCCAACCCTTCATTGTCGATATAAATATCTGATTCTTGGTCGTCGGCAATATCTAATACCTCATCAAACAGTATTTCTGCTCTCAGCTCCATCGCGCGCGCGTATTTGTCCGATAATTCTTTATCATCAACTAACCACGCATAAAACTGTGACCTACTAGGCTCTACTAATTTTCTATCAAAAATATACTTAACCGACAATCCATCTACGATATAATCGCAAATAGTGCCAGTAATATTATTTTTATCATCAACAGAATAACTCATATTTGATTAATGTATCACAAATATACTACAATTTTTTATACACCGCTATGTTTTGCCCCATACAACATTTTACAAACGCCGTATCAAACTTTAAAACGCCATCTTTTGAGAACTCAATTCTAAGCCTTTCGCCATCCCAGCCTCCACCATCTTTGCAAGAGACCCCCATCCCAAGCTCATTAGCAGTAGTATCAACTATCTGGATAAAGTCCCTATGATTGGCGCTATAATTAAATATATGTACCTGTTTTTGGGTCTTAAAATCGAAGTAATGAATGTCGCCAATGTAGTCGCCTTTAATGGTTAACATATATCTGTGCATCGGTTGCACTTCATCTTCTTTAACAATTTCACAGCCTGCTAAGGCCACAAAAAGCAATAAGAATAGTGTTTTCATTTGATATAAAATTTAATTGTTTCTGATTCAAAAATTATTTCAATCGTTTCAAGAGTACCCTTGTTAATCGCTATAAAACAAGGCTTACCATTACAAGTCGCTCTACTCTCATTTTTGCCGTCTATTCTATCTCGATGCGTTTCGGTAGCATACTTAACGTAATACGTCTCATTATCCACAACGATATAAATTTCACAGCTATCATTAATAAGAGCCGAGCCAAATACGCGCTCATAGTGCCCTTTATTTGAATAGCCTACTATCTCATAAGATGAAGCGATAGAGTCAACTGATAGCATCAAAAACAATACCAATAGCATCGATTTAATTAGCTTATGACATGCTTTTTTAATGGCATCTTTTTTATCGATAGGAACTAATACATCTATTCTCATGTGAGTTGCTTTTTCTTCGTCATTAAACTTGTTTGGTCTACCAACTTTATTGGTTATACGTATTTCTTTTATTTTTGTTTCTTTTTCCATTGGATTAATTTTTTGTTGCGCCTACAGTGCTATTTTGGCGTTATTAACGAAACTAGTTGCGTCTATAAACTTGTTAGGTGCCATTTTAAAAAAGATGTGGTGCAACTGTTTTAATTCTTGCAGTTGTAAAAAATACCAATCTTTTATAATCGATTGTTGGATTTTTGAACTCTTTGATAAAGTTCCAACTCTCCTCAGTAATTAGGCAATAATAAACAGTGTTTAGAAGTCTTGGAATATGTTTACTGCTCCATCCTTCATCGTTGTTTATTTTTGCAAATTCCTTTTCAATTAAAACAGACGTAACATAGCGATTAACTATTTCCTCTTCAATTATTTTATTTTCTTTTATTTCGGTTACGTTACATTTTGCGTGACTAGCCTTAAACTCATTCTTGACCATTTTAGCCCAAACTATTTTACCAAATTTGTTTTTATAGTCGTAGTTTTTTATCACAATTCCTTCGCCAGTCCCTTTGCCATCCTCAATCAAGTAACCATTTTTCTCTAATTGAGAAATTAATCTATCGTAAGAAGGGTTCATTACCTTGCAAATAGGCGGAATATACTCGATATTAAACTCATCGAGAATATTTTTATACTCCTCAAATTCAATATAGTTTTCGCCATTCATAACGTCAAAAACATAAAAATTACGCCAAGCACTTTTATCGTAAGTTTTAAGCGTGTGAGGTACAAGCCATTCGCCGTAAAGCCTTAAGTGTGGGTACTTTGAAAAAAACTCAATAAAATGCGTTTGCTTAAGCGCCCATTCGTAAAAACCAGCATTATCATTATCTAGTGATAAATGCCCATTTCTGCTACCAGCTTGTAATCCATCATTAAACCATAACTGAGAATTAGTCCCATCTATTTTCGGAAAAATATAGCACATACCTTGCTCAATTCCATTTGTCGAAATAGTTCCGACTCTTTCTAAATGTTGATATTTTTGAAATTCCATAAAAAAAAGTATTAATTAAATTTAGATTTTTGAAAGAAAAACAGCACCTAACACGTCCTAAACGCAACCGAAAAGGTATGCGTTTAGCCCCGTTCGTTAGCAACCATTTTGTAAGATGCCGTACATTTACCGATTGTCGATAAATAAATCAAGTGAGTCTCTTAGTGCTTTCGCCTGTTTTAAATCAAGATCGATAAACAAGTCCTCCCAATCAGATTTTTTTATCTGGACTTGAAGTTCATCTTTAGTTGAAGCTATGATATCCACATTAAGACGGTCAAATGCACTGCTTTTAATAATTGTCGTTTTAGGTATAAACATAATATTTGATTAAAAAATTAGATTAAAAAATAAAAACGGTTGCTAACACTAAAATATAAAAAATGGCTAAATACCGTGTTTAGGTTTTTGGATTACCCCTTTTCAGCCCTAACCTTGCTCGACCATGCACGGCACTTATTACGCCACTTTTCATATTTTAGTTCGTTAGGCGTAATTAAGACGGGATGAACGTAGCTTCTAAATGTTCACGAAATGCATTGACCATTTCGTCTATTGTTATTTCGCCAGACTTAACCGCTTTGTTTAATTGCTCCATACTTAATTCTTCATCTTCTTTTCTATCGTAATAAAGAAAATTAGAACATAAATCACTGATTGTGTTTAAAATTTTAGTTTTCATAATTTTAATTTAAATGTGAATTAATACTGCGCTTTTAAGATTGCCTTCGCCATTTACAAACATTTTATAGTTTGAATAGATATTGTTTTTAGTTTGCCAAATAACTTCTTTATCATCTGGCTTTACTTCTACGACTTGAAATACTTTGAAGCGATATTGTTTTGGGTAATCGTGACAGTCTCTAAAAAATTCACAGGCTACATAATCGCCTTTTTTTAGATTCTCGAAGTCTTCAATTGTTTGTAAATGTTTAGAATTTATCATTTTGACTGATTTTAAGTTTATATTTAGAAAAGAATTAAAAGCGCCCAACACGTCCTTGGTGTTACATTTATTATTTCAAAGATAACACTTATTTTAATTAAACAACGATTTAATTAATTTATTTTTAAATTGTTTTCACTTACCACCCTTAATTATCCTCAGCACTCTAAACTTACAAACTCCAAACTCATTACACCTCTTAATCATCACCTCCTCAAAATTTGGCTTATTAACCGCTTCTATTCGCTCGCCAACATAGATGCATAAATCTTTTAGTATTGCGGCTATTGCGTGCTCTATTCGCAATGTTACTCTATTCTCATCATCAGCACCTTTAAAATGCTTGCCGATTA